AACTTTTTTAATGCTCCCAATTGCTCCTTTTATAGCAGCGATTAAAGCCGCAAACGATATCGGTTCCACGTTTATGACCTACTCTGGCGGGTTTGGAAATACAATGTCATCTGGGTCAGCTTGAGAAGCTGGAAGATTTCTTAGTGCACTACGATATTCAGTCCAAGAATCTGAGATAGCAGGGCTATCTGGCAGTGCCATCCAGTCGCAAGCCGCCATTAGCTTATCACGTTTAGCGCGAATTTTAATCCACTTGTTAGGGACAACCTGATTAGCGGCAGCGGTATCTGCGGCATCGGCTGCTTCTTCTTCTGCTTCTGAAAATGCAGTATTACCGTTTTTATTTGTGTGGTATCTGGTCATGCGATTTTCCTTTTGCACAAAATAAAATCACCTGAAACAATAGTTCCTGACGCCGGAACAATTCTAAAACTTGTGACCACTTCAGCCACATCTCTCTCGCCAAATGTTTCTGCGTGAAGCATCTCGTTAGAGCTACCATCGCCGAAACAATAAACTCTTGCCCGTGTTTTTCTGTTACTTGATGGCGTAAATATATGGCACATAATGGTCAAAGTCTCACCTGCACCTGCACCACCGAAATTGATATTTGTCGTGCTAAAATTAATTCCGGCTTGGCTTGTTAAACGCGTTGCATCAACAGTTGCGTCGTTCATGTAATATCCAGAACTTTGATATGTATCCGTTTGATATGTAGGGCCACTGCCAGTACCAAATTGCAAAACAAAAGCTGTCGTCCCATCAGCCGAGAGATCAATGTTATCACAGGTTAGAATATAGTCAAATCCAGCAACAACATTAGATTCGTCTCCTATGCCAACTGTTGCACTAGTGGATGCAGTCACTTTTTCAACAAACTCCCACCCAGCGGATGCCGCTGCAACGGCTGCTTTTAATCCACTTTCTCTGCCTACTCCTTGACCAATGATGCCTGTCATGTTTCTACCTCGTTTGATCTAAAAAGCTGACAACAATATCGACATTTGCAGAGCCAGCAGTTGCAGCGCAAAGGTGGTCTGTGTCAGTAATAACAAATTTGTCATTAAAAACAAATGTCTGATTTGCACCTAAAGCCTGATCAGAAAGCAACTCATAGTCTGTGCCTCCACCGTTCTCGTCAATATAAAGGTCAAAGGTTTCAGCAGCCGCCGCAGTCTCAGTAACAATCACTGATAAGATTGTGTATGTGTGGCCGTCCACACCATTTATTAAAACGCTTTCAGAGTTAGTAACCCCTGCCGTTAACGAGTAACTTAAAATTTCGCTTGCCATAATTTTCTCCTTTTAAAATCCAAATACCAAGGCTTTGCCCGTTGACGAAATCGACGAGTTCATAGAACCCTGAACATCTACGATGCCCGTGCCATTTGGTGCTAAAGTAATAGCTCCATTTGCAGCATCAGTAATTATAATTGTGCCAGAATTAGTGCCACTGTTGCTGGATATTTTCATATCATTAGCACCGTTAGAACTAACGTGTCCTACCTCACTGCCACCACCGACGCTGACTAAATCAGTCTTTAAAACAACATTGCCAGTTCCATTTGGATTAATATCAACATCAGCGTTACTTGCGCTGGTGATGTCATTTCCGTTGCAATCAAGATCCCCACCAAGTTGCGGACTAGAGTCATCGGCAATTTCGTCTATTGATCCGTTATTACCTGAGAAGGCAATGACGACACCGATTAAATCGCCATCTGAAAGTGTGCCGTAAGTTGCTACGTGCGTTACAGCAACCTTAGAATAAGTTGAGGCACTAGTGACCGCACCAGACACTTGGAAGACTACGCCAGCCCCGCCCGTACCACCCTCTGATATGTAGATCGTTGCTGAATTAGTAGCCGTAGGATCATCAAGGCTATCAATGAAACTATTTATACTAACGCCGTTTCTTTCAACATCATCAAAGTAGAGAACTGTGGCAGAACTAAGCGTTGCGTTATTAGCAAAAACCTTTCCTACACCCTGGTCAGTGTCAGTAGTTGCGGTTTCCCAAGTCATCTGGATACCAGCCGCCGTCAGGTTACTATCAACGTAGGCTTTGATGGACTGTTGAGTTGCAAGTTGAGTTGCGCTGTTAGTCCCCATCGCATCCTCATCGAGGATACCTGTAACCGTAGAACCTGTGGCTAGGGCCAGAGAGGTTGCGGCGGTGATAGTAGAGAATGCCCCAGTGCCAGCGGTAGACGCACCAATGTTTGTGGCGTCAATCGTGCCACCGTTAATGTCTATTGTAGTAACTGTACCAAGATCAGGTGACGTTCCAGAGAATGTTGCACCTTCAGCTAAAACTTGAGCATCCGCATAACTAATGTTACCAGTTGACGAACCTGTCGCCGTAGTTGTGCCAAAGGCGAACTTGTCTGCGCTCTCGTCCCACCCCATAAAGGCATTGTTTCCAGTGGAGCCTCGCTCCATGACCAAACCAAGATCGTTAGCATTAGAACTTGCTCCTGAATTTAATTCTATAAGAGGGTCTTTTACTTCAAGATTCACAGCATCGTTGGTCACTGTCGTGCCGTTAATCGTTAAATTTCCTGTGACAGTAAGGTTCCCACCGATTGTTGCGTTGTCAGTAGCCGTTACTGCATCTACAAAAATCTCACGCCATCTAACGCCAGTTGTTCCTAAATCGTCTGTACTGTCCGTGTCACTAACAACTACGCCGCCAGAAGTAAGCTGGGTGACTACTGCCGCTGCCGGTGTGCCGCTACCAAGACTGCCATCAAGCGTCCCTGTAAACCCTGTGGCTGTAACCTCACCAGTAAATGCCGTAGTCGCTGCACCGAAATCAACTTTCTTAGTGCCGCCTAGTGTCAGGCCAACATTGTCTGCGCCAATCCTGTAGAAACCGGAGTTGGGGTCTGCACTAAAACTATAGTACGGAAGGCTTGCGGTGCCGTTCCCACCTAACCATTGTGCGGCAGAATCTGTAGACGTAGTTAGAGCATCTCCCGCAGAGTTAAAGGTAACAAAAGCTCCCGCAACTGGCTCTGGAAAAGTAGTTGACGCCCCACCTGTATAAGTGTCAGCAAATTTAAAAGATTGACTAATATCTTTATCACGCTCTTGGCCGGCCATAGCCAGTCGGTCTAGATTGTTTTCAATGGTGTCGGCTGAAAAGGGGTCATTAGCAACGTAGTCAGAAGTTTGTGTGGTAGTAGTATTCCGTCTAATGTGCCATTGGACAGTATCAGCCGGAGCCGTTCCCGCAACAACTGCCCCGGTTGACCCATTGCCGCCTGTGACAGTGTAATGGGTGGTGTAACTTTTTGTTACTTCGACGCCTGTAGCAATTGTTCTTTCGACAACTGTAAGTTCAGCCGCTGACCCTGTCCCTAGGAACGGAAAACTAACAGCAAAAGTCGTGGTGCTTCCGTTGCCCGTGAAAGCCAGTGAAGTTGTTGTTCCTGAAACCGTCATTGTATTTGCCTTCCGACATTTTCTATAATTTCTTTCTGTTGAGCTACTTTTTCCCGCAAGTCTGCAAACTGTTCAGCGTATTCATCGTCTTCCAAAATTAAGTATAATGCATCTGATTTATAATCAGAATCTACGCTTCTTATTAAAGTTTGTTTATCTAACATTGTGCCTTCTATAAATGTTTTGCTTTCCACAGTTTCTTTTAATTCATCATAAAAAGATGGGTAGAACTTTCCCATAGCATCTTTACCTGGCAAATTAGCAGACAATTTAACCAATGTATCGTATTCAGTTGCAGTTAATGGCACACCCATTACTTTACGGCTTGCATTATTTAAGGGAACCCCAGCCTCTAAAACCGCTACCATTACAGGGTCGGACTCAATCTTCTTTAAATCGTCACCGAAGATGTCTGCAATAAACGGTGGCAGCAAGGTTTCTCTAACAGTAGCCCCTTTAGATATACGTGGAGTAGCAAACCTGTCACGAAGTGGTGATCCTTCTTGATCACCAAATGGTAGTCGCTCGTCCATCCTAGCTAACCCAGCGTAGAGGTCGCGTAACCCCATAGGTTCATTGCGGTCTGGTATAATGTTGTTTAGACGAGGGTCGTTAACTCGTTCAATGTTTGCAAGCAACGAAGAATATGGAACCTGTGAACCAACAAGGTCTTGGATCATCCTAGACGCCGCTTGCTCCCTTTGTGGGCCAGCCGTTTTAGATATAAGGTTGGCAATATTTGCTATTCCTCTAAGAAAAGTTTGCTCCTTCATATAGTCAAAAACCGTGTCTAGCGCAGACATGGTTATATCTTCACCCTCTACTTGTGTGGCAACCGGATAACGAAATCTTTCTGTAACGTCAGCCGCTACAGCCAATACCATCGACACAGGCTCCATACGTGAATAACTAGTGTAATCAACATCTTCAGGATGAAGGATTAATTGATGCCCAACCTGTAGCCACCTTGGATTATCGATGCCTTCTTTGGCCGAAACTATAGACCACCGCTTCCACCCAATACTTTCCATCTGGTTGCGTAATGCATAATTTCGTGGCCCACTGCCAGTGAGCCTACCTTCTGCATATTTCGATCCAGCCCACCCCATAACCATTGAACCCATAGCCGCACGGGCTAGAAGAATGTCTCTTTTAATAGGGTTTTTTTCTTTTTTCACAAGCCCGACAAGGCGACCAACAGATTTAACACCCTCACTAACCAAACCAATAGGCGATCTTTCCATTGCCGCTTTAAAAATGTTTGCTGGGGTTTTAAAAAATGGAACCATCATGCGACCCAAAACTGATGCCTGTACCCATGACCCTAACTGTCCTGTACCCCCTTCAACCGGATTTGTAAAAGTTGCATACTGTGCAAAGTTTTCAGCTTCCATTGAAATATTAGTGTCGCGACCAGTGAAGATATCTGACATCGCTTCGTCAATGTCATCGACTGACGCTCCATTTCTTCTCATGTCACTAGCTTTACGGATTGCTAATGAGTTTAACTCACGGCGGTAAGCTACTGCCTTGTAGAACTCATCCTCTGCTAATAACATACGGCCTGGAAGCCGAATCCCCGCCCCTATATAATCAATCCCTTTGCTTAAATAATCCCCTGTGGTCGTTCCTTCTAATCTTTCAGGTGTAAGACTTCTACCCGTAATCATTTGACGCTGCGCAGCTTCAATCTTGCCAACTACATCACGCACAGGAGCTTCAGTTTTAAATGCATGATACCCCATCCTAAACCCGTCACCAATACCTTGGATAAGGCCAAATATATCTGCGGCAGTTTCCTGAATATAAACACGCTCTTCTTTTGATCCAAAAGCTTGTCTAGCCGCACCAATAAGACCCGCTCCAAATCTTTCTGGAATCTGCACTAATTGAAATATTGTGTTACCCGTCATGTTGACAATATGTGTGCCGGGAGCAGACAACAGTCCATTAATCCATATTTCCATCCATGTGCCTTTGATCTTATCCCAAGCACCATATGAAAATTGATTCCTTTGGGACATGCTTGGCAAATCAAGATACGACTTTGCCATATCCCGTACAGAATTCTGACCGCCAAATTCTTGCATTAAATTTTGTACAGCTTCAGCCTCAACTTGAGAACCAACGCCCCGCGGTATTCTAAACGCTGCTAAAGCACGGCCAGCCTCTGCTTGCGCGCCTTTCATTTGTATTTGTATGGCACTATGAAACGCCAAGTGCTGCCTAAATTTTAACAATTCTCTAGAGTCATTGCTTTTAGCAGCAATTTTTGCCAACCGATTTAATTCCATACCGGATGTTGCTACAGCCTGTAAGGATGCTGTTATTGTTTCCGCATTCATTGCTTCTGAAGGAGTACGGCGCAATAATCGTTCAACAGTCTCTCCAAACCCCAGGTCATCAGCAAGTTCTTTTATTTCGTCAAAAGACATCTTTCCGCGGCCAGCGGATTGACCGGCATTAGTCCACATCTTTGAAACTCTATCAATAGTGGCCTTTAGCTCATCAGGACCGGTAATGTTTTCCAAATTAAATTCTGCGACAGGCATACCTTCAGCCCTTTGTGTCGCCGTAGGTGATGGCACGCCTTCTGTTTTACCTGTTAAAGAAGAGAACTCCACCACCTCTTCTGGTGTAGCCTCTCTAATAATTACATGATTATCAAGTACGCCAGCAAGGGAACCTTCAGGGATAACATCACGGATGCCGGGGATTTTAGTTTTAGTCCCCATCTTCTTACCGGCTGGTCCCATAATAGCTTTAAGAATTTCTGCGGGAAGACCAGCAACTTGTGTTTCAGGCTGTAAATCAGTTTCTTCTTGTGGGGTGATAGGCGAAGTTACGGGCGTAGCCATAGGATCAACCATAGGCTCAACCATAGGATCAACCATAGGATCAACCATAGGATCAACCATAGGCTCAACCATAGGGGCAGCATCAATCATATCGTTTGATGGTATCCCTGCAGCGTTCATTTGCCCATCAAAAAGCCCCGGCACTGGGGCCGAGGCTATCTGGTTAGGTGTCTCAAAAGCCAGTGGGTCAGTTGCCATTGCTTGTATCTTTCTTCACGCTGCCGGTGACGTAAATGTCATGGGCTGATTTCCCGCTGGCCTGTGCCGCGATCTGGTTGCGTAGCATTTTGGCTACGAAGCTGTCCTTGCCCAAACGCTGCTCCTGAATTACCAGGTCTTGTTCCAGTGTGTTCGCCATAAGTAGTACCTCCAGACATCCAATCTGTATCGGTATCCCTACGGAATACCTTGGTTTCATAGTGTACAACATTCGCTGACGATATGTAACCCTTTTGAGAATATTCTTCAACAAGTTCGTAATATATATTTGAGGCTTCTTGCATCGCTTCCGGTGTGTGGTCGCTGTTGAATTCAGGGATATACTGGACCCGAAGCCCCGTAATACCGGCTGTGTCTGCCCCGCCAGCGACCGCCTGGACATCGATGCGGTCAGCCTGTCTGGCATCTGTAACGAACGTGAATCCATCGATGCCGCTCTGCCTTAACTTCTCAGCTAGGTCAGCGGCAAAGTCTGTGGACTGCTTCTTAACGAAATACAACTCCATCCCAGGGTTAGCCGCTGCGATCTGTTCCGGCGTACCAGCCTGGATAACTTTAGAGGTGAACACGGCATCCTGGTCTTTTTCGATACCAAGTTTAACGATCCGATCTTCCAGGGCCGTTGGGTCGAACCCCTGCCTGGTGATAATCTCACCATCGATGGCGCGTTCATTTACACCAGCGAAGTTTCCATAAGTGTTGGTTGCTTTGTATGCAACGACCTGTTGGTCATTACGCAGAACATCGTCGATCTCAGCCGCCATTTCAGCTTGTTCGTAATTGGATGGCCGCTTACCTGGCCGCTCCCCGGCAAGACCCAAGACCGTCCGATCCAGCGGTGCGGCGTCTTCGCCTACAGCGGCAGATGCATTAACCGTCCTAGCTATATGTTCTGACATCGCATCCTGAACCCGAAGGTTGTAATCTTCTGGTGATTCTGTTTTACGTTTAGCTGGGGCTTTAAACGTCTTAGTGGCCTCAGAGCGAAGCATCTCCATACGAGCGGGATCAGACGCACCGGCAACCGATGCTTCAAAGTCTAGCGATCCACCTTCACCGGATTTCGATGTCCACCCGTTCTTCGTCCACTTCTCTTTTTCCATAAACCAAACAATAGCCTGGAGATCGTCAGCCCCGATATCCCCCACCGCTGGGTTAAACGCCTGAATGGAACCGCGCTTGTTTAATTTCCTTGCCGCTTCTGCAAAGATGTCCTGGCCCACACCAAAGTCGCCGGTGATGCGCGGCTCATCGAATGTCGAACCGGCCCCATGCTGGCCGCCCACAGCCTGTTCAGCCGGTGGCGGGATGTATGGTTGCCCCGACTTGTTGCGGAGATACCGGCCAGCCCACACATCGACCGTAGCGGCGTCACTGTAACCGATCAGGTTACCTGTGAAGTTTGGCGTCTTAGGTGCCACACCAGCTTTAATATCCCTGAACGTGTCGAGTAATGCTTTCATCGATGCAGGGCTGTTTGCATTAAACAGCGCACCGGATGCATTAGTGATTAACGGGAACTCTCCGCCCTTATGCATTTGCTGTAGCGTTACCGGACTCATCGATTCGCCACTGGCTGACCTGGCGTTCCAGGCTGCAATCTCTGTGTCGAACTCTCCCCTGGAGAACCGGCGAATAATCTCCACAGCGTTGGCCCAGTTGGCCTTCACATCTGTTTGAGCGGAAGTTGTTCCCAACAGGTCAGCGAAGATGTCACCCATGCCGCCGAACTCAGCGCGCAACCTGACACGCATATCACGATACCACCTGGCTTCCGCAAGGATATCGACTGCTGCCCGGTCCCCTGCCTTGGCCCGTTCGACAATCTTCTCAACATCGTTAACCATCGCCGTTGATATCTTGGTACGCCACTTCTTAGGGTCAGTGCCTTTCGGTGCGGCGAACTTGTAAGCGATCTTTTTCACGACAGGGATAAACACACCCTTCTTGTTGTACTTGCCACCGGTAACCTCTATCGGAACAAACTTATCTTTACTGGTGCCGGTTGGATAATTGGATCGGATTCGTGAAATCACATCAACAGCGTTTTGCGCCTGTTCCGGTGTAGTCGCAACCTGTTCCACCACAGCCATTTCACGTTCAGCTTTTGATGGAGACACATCCTCAATGCTCATACCAACCGGCACCGGAGACTTGCCTTCTGCATAACGTGCCGCGGCGGCTTTTAGCGTTGGACTATTCTTCATGGCACGATAGAACATCCCGATGCCTTCAAAGGCTCGTTCAGCAATTACGCCTGTGACGCCGCCTTCAATAACTTTACGAGGTAAGTTTTTTAGCCTCATCATAAAGTCATTTTCATCCATTTGAACAGCAAACGCTTTTTCAATTAAAGATTGAACTTGAGGGTCGTTATCAATAGCCTCTAAACCCATTTCCATTAATGTAGTTGTCTCTGGTGATACAGCCGCAACTTCAGCCGCGCTATAGCCAAATGTTTCGGCAAGAATTCTTGACCCCACACCAGCCGCACGTATTGCGCGAGTAGCTAACGCACCGGGGACAAGTATCTGGGATAGGGGTGACGCAATACTTGCTGTAACCTCTTGAACCTGACCCTCTGGTTGTAAATTTTCTTGAGCAAATTGATTAGCAGCATCAAGACCAGGCACATTTTCTCTTAACATTGGGGCAATAGTTGAAGACCAATAACCGCTAGTTAAAGTGTCTCCAATCTGTGTCCCAGCTTCCTGTGCGCCTTGCACAACGCCTTTGCCAATGCCAGATAAAACATTTCCAACGACTCCTACATCCCCTTCAGAATCTGCTACTTTAAAGAACTCATCCTCTGCCATTAATTTACGGCCCGGCAACTGAATTCCAGTCCCAACGCCTTCCTGAACTGGAACTATCTGGTTGGTTGTTTCGTTCAACGTATAGGTTACACCGGACTGAACACCAGCTTCGGGCAATATCGGTTGCCCAATCGGGTTTGCTTTTGGTGGGTTATCTAAAAGATTTAATCGTTCGTTGTAAATTTCATCTAGAGTTGCCAAAAGCTATTCTCCCCGCTGTCCGAATTTTATTTACTTCAGATGTGCTTAATGGATCAGAAGAACCCATCTTTTCAGTAATATATAGATCAACGTCTTCTTTTTTTACAATTCCAAGAGTTTCAAGAAAATCTACAGATTCTCCTACACGATCAGGTGCTTTAATTTTAAATTCTTTAATCAATTCTTGAGTTCTTTTAATAGGGTCGTATGCTTCGCCTTTATCGTTTGCAGCACTTTGCTCTTCAAGTATTATTGTCCAGATTCCAGCTTGAGCCACACCTAAAACATCACTACGCTTATCACGGCTGTTGGTAGGTATAAACGCTGGTTCTGACAAAAGAATTCTCTTTGATCTAGCGGTTCGCTCATCAATTTTTGCGCTATGCATTTTAAGCAATGAGTTAACAGTTGATAAACCAGATGTAATAATTTGCTCAGTAGTAACTTCACTGGGGTTCCTCATAATTCGAACCATTAAAGCACTTTCTGTGTCTCTGTCATTAAAGCGGGGGGTTAGATTATAAAAATCTTGCGTCATAGCATCAAAAGCAGATGGGCTTGTTTCTGTGTTTTTAGATAATTCTTCTAAAATTTTACCTCGTCGCTCTGATGTTGTAACTGACCTGTAGAACTCCAACTGCAAAATCCTAGCACTTGACTGTAATTTATTTGTAGCTTCTGTTTTGGCTTTTTTATCAAACGTCAATTTACGTTGAATATTCGTAATAGCTTGGGATATTAAGCTGGCTTTTTTTCTTTCATCGCTACCATATAGTCGCCAATATGTTTGAATATCACGATCTTTAAATACTCCCGATTCCATTTCTTTCAATTTAGTTCTAGTGGTCCCTGTCATGGGATTATTAAGCCACCCGACTACAGCGTTATCCGCTAACCGCTTAGTAAATTTTATTGCCCTTTTAGCACCTACATCTGCTGAAATTACGCCGCTCTTAATAGCGTTTTCAATATCAGTTGTTCCCATCCTTATTGCGGTTTCAACAGTTATGCTTGTTGCGCGTGTTCCTGGTGTTGATCGAGTTTGGTTTAGAGCATACGCTTCTAAGGCCATTTCAAGATCAGCTTCTGCTTTGGAAAATGCACGTTTAATACCGGCTGATTTAATTTTTACTTGAGACTGCGCTGATAACACGTTGAAATTGTCAGAAAATATTTTTTGCGCACGTTTGTCAGTAATATGTGACCCAGCTTCTTGAAAGATTTTTGTTTGTTCTGTCTGAAACATTTCATCAATAGCAGCCGGCGACCCTTCTACCGTGGACATTTGAGTTTCAAGTTGATTAAGTTTTAAAGTGGCGTTTACTTTTGCTTGAGAAACATCACTGTCAGCTTGTATCTGGGTTATTTGACTACCGATAGAACTTATAAGATCAGACCCCTTACTTACGGCCTGACCAATGTAATCGTTAATTTGAACAGATGGCAAACCACGTTCCTTAGTTGTCTGAGGAAGACCAATTTGCCGAAGATACCCTGGAACAATTGCCATTATGATAACAACCCTGATCTGTACGCGCCTTGGCCTATTGCAGTGGTCGTGTTAATGTAACCAGCAAGCTCTGCCCGTGATGCATTATCTCTAGCATTTTGAGCAGCAAAAGTTTGCCCCCTAGCCCCTGATCTATGTGCCGCTGCCTGAACATCGCCTTGGTGCAATCGGGCAAGACGTTCAGACGTAAATTCTTCGTATGAATCAATAGTGGTTGCTAGATTTGAACCATCAGAAATTACCGTTCCGTTTTTACCTATACTGGCAGTTTTAGCAGCTATAAACCTAGCCCGTCTTTCGTCAATAATATCTGCGTCATATTCCGCTGCACGCTCTGCCATTATGGCGTTGTTTTCGTCAATTTTAGCTTGATATTCTGCCATCTGGCCTTGGTAAGTCATGTTGGCTTGCTGGACGCCTGAAGTGTAGAGCGCGCTTGTTACGCTTCCTAGCGTCCCCAGGGTGTTTAATGTTGCACCCCAAGAGAACAAGCCACCAGACCCAAATAGCCCTGCCGATGCAGGAACTATACTTGCGCCCACAGTGCCGAGGGCAGTGGCTGACCCAATTGCCGCACTACCGATTCCAAGTGACGCAACAGACGCAGATGACAGCGAGGCACTTGCTGCCGTACCAAGCATCACAGGTTCACACATTATTTATCACCCATCGTTTGTCACCAGCCTGGTGATAATTGCAGTAATGTGAATGGGCAAAGGCTGGTCTTGTTTAATAAATAATTGACCATCTTTACTCCAGCCATCTCTAAATTTAATTTCTTTATCCCCAGAAAATAACGGCGGTGACGAATCCATTGGGTCTGAACCAGAACGAAATTGCACTGTATCGTAATCAACACCATTAGAGCTAACTTTTGCTCCTAGTGTTTGCATAAAGCGAACTACCAAATTAAAGACCCTTTTGCTTTTACCCTGGGCTGCGCCGTCATCAGCCCCGGCTTCAGGCCGTAAAGTCTTTACTAAGGCCGTTGAACCAAGACCAATTTGAGCAGCCTCAATAGTTGGCGATAAACCAGATATTTCGCCAGCCGAAATTGTTTGATTTGCGTACACATTTCCATCGCCAAGGATTTGAACACTTAACCCTTCTAAGTGGTCAAGACCCGACACTGTGGCCGTAGCTGACCCCCCATACGTTAATCCACTATCAACAAAAAAAGCATTTGTTTTGGTCGAACTTTCTTCGGCGTCAAAAGTGCTTTCTAAAAGTTCTACATACCGTCTGGTGGCACCATTAATGGTCCGTTTAACGATCATCCACAATTCATCTTCACCAGTTCCCGAAACAACAGCGAGGCTCTCAACAATGCCCCAAGCCGTAGTTGAGAACGCGCCTCCAATTTTATGACGGTGCCATGCAACAACTTGTTGGTCCCGTAGGTATGTAAGGCCGACAAGTTGACCATCGGCCTTTAAACCCCAAATAGTAGCATTTGGTTCTTGTTGGAATGCTACTTCTGTTAATCCACCTTTGGCAACTTGCGGAGATAAAATTGTTAGATCAGGTGACTTGTAACTATCTTGCTCAAACGCATATGTAAATTCGCGAAGTTTTCTTTTTTGACGTTGAATAAATATAACAACATTATCAATTCTAATCGGCTTATGTTGTGCCGATCCGCGGGTTCCTTCTCTAACCACTCTGACGTTTGTTGGAGTAAGAGGATCAGCCGTTGTCGAACCTGAAATAATAAATTCACCGCCAACCGTTCCAACCGCCATTACCTTACCAGGTGACAACCAGCGGATCGCGTTTACTTGGTCGGTAGCTAGAGTGTAAATTACAGGGTCGTTGTCAAGTGTTCCTGGCGTATGATTTTCATAATCACCGGACTTAGACCCAAATAAAGTTTGCGGTTGTTCACTGGTCCCCGCATAAAATAATCGTTGTTCATAAAATGCTACAGCGGCAGGGTATCCCGTTGTTGCCGACCAAGCCCCTAGCCGCCATTTTGTTTCTGCCGTGGTCCCTCCGAAAGTAGCGTTTACTGTAACCACAACAACGGTTGTGCTATTTCTTCCAGTAACAGTAGCAAAACCCCATTGAATTCCACCATCACGTAAAAACTTCCACGTAACTTCGTTATCAACAATCTCATCGCCTTCGCCTGAAGGGCCACCTGACCCGGCACTATCGCCAGCTTTTAAGCATTCATAAACATTGCCTGAGTTTCTTTTTACATCACCCACGGCGTATGTTGTGCTTGCCGCCCAGGCTGCAGCCTGATGGCCAATGCTTATAGTTCTACCAACATCAGTTGTTTGAAATCCGGCTCCACCATTAATTCCTGTAATCGCACTTGCCGTAATTGTTTTTGAACTGCCCGAAGTCGCGTTCGGTGTCAGTGTTGTCGTTGTTATATTTTCTGTTTGGTAAGGACCGTCAGTAAATGAAATATCTTCTATAGTCCAATCTGTATGCCCAGTTCGTGAGATTTTCTTAGGAGCATAAGATTGATGGGCTAGATAAAGCACATCCGCTGATTGAGCAAACTGAATGTCAAAAAGATCGGCCGTTAAAAAAGTGGTGGTTAATGTAAATACTCTAGCAGCCGTTCCAGCCGAAGTGTACGTTGTAAAAGAAGAACTATTTATATTTACATCATCAATATTTGTTAATTCAAATGTGTTGGTGGTTTTATTTTTAATCTTGTAATATTTACCATTAAGCTCAGTCATGCCAGCGACAGACGCTATATATATTTCATCACCATTACTGTAACCATGCGAGTTAGCTGTAACAACGCAAGGGTTAGCTTTAGTCGCCGCGCTAATAGTTTTATTAGCCTCTAATATTGCGCCTTGGTCTTTATAAAAACGCACATATAAATTTCCAAATTCAAGGACATACGCTTGAGTAGTTGAAAATTCAAACGGAATTAAACGTGTCTTTGCTGCGCTGCTTTTTATTTCTTTGACAAATCTAGTTCCTGGACGCCTTGAAATCCCGCCATGAGGATGCACAATAAAATTTTCAATGGTTTCCGCACCATTGGCATATTTTGAAATGTCAACACGGCCAAAAAGCTCTTCGGATAATTCCCCAGCGGTAAAATTTGTCTGTATCGTTGATACACGACTCATTAGCTTCTTGCCGTCAGCCAGGATTGTTCACTAGCAGACAAGCTCTCTTGAGCGTCTACTAATCGAGCCTCTTGTAATAGAGCCGAATATTTCTGTTCTGCGGTTGCGGCAACTGTTTGAGATGCTGTGATATCGTAGGCGATATCAGCGGCAAGGCGTAACGAAAAAGCCTCTATGAACTTTGCGTCAAACAAATTAGGGTCTGTTACTCTTTCAATGTAAACAATTTGCAAAGGAGCAGCGGCATCACTAACAATTTGCCTTCCCTCAACAGCCCAGTCCTCAGTCGTGTTAACTTCGATAATTCTTAAAGTTCCATCAGGGAAATCGAA